TGATACTGAAGTTGTGAAGCTGCATTCATAGCGGCAATGTTAGCTGCCACACCTCCATAAGGATTGTTGTCTGGAAGGCTCGGGCCACCACCTGCGCCACCGCCTGCAAGTAATCCGCCAGAAGTTACGCCGTAACCGCCGCCACCACCAACTGTTCCACCACCACCTGTGCCAAAGCCAGGAGTGTCACCGGCGCGCGGGTTATAGTAATCGTCTCTCGTTACGCTCCATGTATCGGCCATGTGATATTCCTTATGCGTTACGGGTCATTGGGCCGAAGCCGAGATTCACAGCGAGCTTACCGCCAACTTTTTTCACTTGATCAGGATACTTTTCAGCGATTTCTTGCGCCATCGGACCAACAACCTTCGGGTAATTCTTCGGGTCACCCTTGTACCGATATGCGTACATCGTAAGACCGCTTTCCTTATCCTTGCCGACCTTCTCGATGTCTGTCTTCATTGACTTATCTGAAAGAAGCGCGACGAGACCACCAAGACCAGCGCCAAACCCAGCGCCCATACCGGGTATGAGTCCACCCATCTGAGCACCGAGAGCGGCACCGCCTAGCCCTGCCAATCCTGGGCTACCTCCTGGAGATGTCTGAGATGTCGTTGTGCTGTATGGCACACCGCCGAGACCTGCCTGACGAATACCAAGCTGTGTAAGCGGATAGTTACGCTCTTCAGCAAAGCGGCGATAGGCTTCATCGAGATAGGCTTGCTGCTGAGCTTGTTGAGCGCGGCCAGCCGACTCAAGAGCGGCAACTTCTCCAAGTCTGTACTGCTGCCCTGCACCGGCAAGAGCACCGACCTGACCAGCACCAGCCAACCGCAACTGAGCTGCCTGCAATGCGCGAGCTTGGTCTTGCGCCATAAGAGCTGCGGCTGTGTTGAATCCCTGCGACCGAATACCGGCTGATGTTTCACCGGCAATACGCATTGCTTCGGCGTTAGAGAGAGCCTCTTGGATACCCTGACGAGAACCGCCAAAAGCACCAGCCGATACAGCCTGTGAACCAATCTGGTTCTGGGCAAGCTGACGCTGACGCTCAATCGCAGAAAGAGCACCAGTTTCAACTTGTTGCTGATACGGGTTCATATATTGCTGTAAACCCTGCTGCGAAAACTGACCGGCTTGGGTGCCGGACACGCCTTTCGCTGCCTCAAGAGCAGAGTTAAAGGCTGGCTGATATGCCCCAATGTCTTGGCGGAGCATATTGTATGCCGCCTGCTGGTCTGGGGTCATCGCAGCGATGGTTTCGCCAGAGTAAGCCTGATACGGGACTTGCGAAATGCGCTTGGCGAACTCGACGTTCTCCTGACCGAAGTCTTCAACCCACTTCGGTATGCTTTGAGTCATCGTTGTGACTTGAGGTGCGCCGCTTCCCATATTTAACTCTCCACGTCAAAGAACATTACGGTTTGGGCTTTCCGCCAACCTGCCTGCTCTAATGGCTCTACAAGACCAGGTCTGACGTATGCCCGACCCATTGTACACTTATGCTCTTTCGCGAACTCGATAAGTTTTGACTTTAACTCAATAACATTATCCAGAACGCCCGCACACCATAAAACCTCTAGGACGCGCTTTTGAGGAAACTCTGCGATCTGGGTGATTGCGAGAGCGCCATCATTTAAGAAAGCCTGCATACGGCCTGCCTTCAGCGCGATGACTATATCTTCTATGGAATGCGTCAATCCGCCTTTCTTTAACCCTGACTCAAGCAGCTTCAGGATCTCTTTTTCATCTAGACCCAAGTGGCACCGCCGTAGTTACAAGATTTCCTGCATTGTCTACCGTCAACTTATACACCGATCCGTCTGGACTTTGAAGAAGCACCCCTTCGACCGCCTCGTCTGAGGATACGACTGGAATGAGTGATCTCTTAACAGTGTCGAGTATCGTGTTAAACGCGTTTGAGTCGTAGTTTTGCGGAGGAGTAGGAAGGAACATCCTCATCTGCCACCCCGCGGTACGAGATCGAGTCTTGTCTCACCGATTGACCACGGCGCATCCTGTGTTGCCTCAAGCCTCAACCGCATCTCACGACCCGTGACACGAACATCCGTATAGCCGTCTGAGCGTGGTGTATAGACAGAACTAAGGGTTTCTGTGCCCTCTGGCGTAAACGATGTGTAGAACTGCAACTGGGTCGAATTATAGCCATACCCGCTGTCTGTGAGCGCCTGTTTGACCATCATCACGTTGTTACCCTGCTGGAGATTCAGAGATCCGCTCTCGACCCAGCGTTCGCCGACTAGAGATGCCCCATTATTGGTCCACCCTGACTCTTGGTAAAAGAGATCGTAGTTTTCGTCTGCCGCAATCGGATAATCAAAGACACCGGCACCAGTTGCAGCGGTGCGCGTCATTGATCCGATTGACCACCATCCTTCAGCGTAACTAAAGCAGACATACTGGTCAGCATTTGGCGACCCATTTGACGGATACCAAAACCATACCTCTGGGAATAGCCCATTTTCTGCGCCATGCGTGTACACAGCACCCGCTGTAGGGTCCATGTTATTGATTACATAGTCACCAACGTCGCATGGCAATGGTTTTACGTAACCGCCGTCGTATATCCAGAAATTTTCTCGTCCCATCCATACACAACGGCCTGAGAATGTCGCAAAAGCACGCGGTGCAATGAGACCGCATCCAAATCCGATACGTTCAAAGCCATAAATGTACGGCAATCCGATATATCGCATCAGCCATGCTTCATCTTCTGTCCAAATGATTGTGCCTTCACGCACAGATGTCGCCATTACGATGCGCGATTGCGTATCAAGGTCGAAGAAACCGGCTGTGTTTGTAGCAGACGCGAAATCCCATTCTGTATAGTCTTCCGCATCTGACCATCCAACGCGGCGGGGATTACCATCAAGCCCGAATAGTACGCAATGGCGCTCAGGAGTAACGACTACCCCTTGATTTGCTACAGGTGTTCCGAGGTGCGTTACAGTGCCACCTGAAGATGTAGCGTTTGTACCAGATTGTGCATACGTAAATGTCGTAACAGATGGAACAGATGTAATAGTGAATGTCCCATTGAACGAAGTGTTAGTAACGTCAGCAATCACAACGCTTTGACCAACCTTAAAGGTGTGATACAGAGATGTTGTAACAGTCACCACGTTAGATGTGCGGCTAATACTTGTTATGACTGAAAACCCAACTACACCTGCTTGGCTATCATTGGGGTGATATACGAATAACCGCCCATCTGATGACGCTACAGACAACACATCTTCACCCCAGTTATCCATAGTCCATGTAAAACTAGGTGGATTTAACTGACTCGCAGGTCGTGGGTATGTCGCATCTGTATCATCGCCATACAGAAGCGCACCATAGTCCCATGAACCATAACCACCATCTCCTGCTAATGGAGAAAAGTTTGCCGGTGTTACGTCAGTGTATACCGTACCCTTATTGGCATAGAGCTTTGTGTCGCAACCGATCAAAAGCCACGCCTCATTGGAGTTATCTGTCCACGGGAACAGCGCACGTACAGAGCTTGCCAATGGTGTGGCAGTAATTCTGTCCCAACCGCCGACTGGCAGAAGTTTATTAGACCGCCAACGGATCAGGTTTGCGTCCCAATAGCGCCCCTTAGCCAAAAGCGGGGTCGCTGGCTTCACCACACCTGGTGGTAGAGTGATTGGGACTAAAGGCATTAGGAATCTCCGCCGCGCGCAAGATCTATAGCCGCTATATTTACCTCAGAAACGCGTTTACTCCAACCCTTACCGAATGTCTCAAACGTCGGAAGTGCTTGCAGAAAACGCAATCGCGCGTCGTTAAACTCTTCGATGAAATACCGAGCGCCTTCTTCTTCGACCACTTTCTTAATCGCAGCAAGAGATACCGGACCTATCGCGCCATCAGGAGTGACGCTACAAATTTTCTGAGCAAATTTAGCCGACCTCCCAGTACCGGAATTGATCGCGCAGTCAAACATCGCGTAGTCTACCCCAGAAGGGAGTTCGTCAGCATGGATCTTGTCCCAATAGTTTTTCTTGTACAGCGGAGCTACGTCAGTTTGCTTCAAAGAACGCATAGTAGCCTCATCGACAGGCTTACCGACGTATTCTTCCCAAACCTTTTTGGTCACCCCAAGGTTAGTCATGCCACCGGGATCCTTCGGGTGATTTACGAAACCGCCTTCATGTTTCAGAATAAGTCCGAGGCAATATTCAAAGTTGTCTTTCACAGCCTACTCCAGTGGCTTAGAGTTGTAGATCATCTTATCCTTTTGCTGTGATCCAGAAGATGAGCCAAAGTAAAACGCTATGATACCGCCCCAAGCCGTTTGGAGAGCCCCCAGAAGCAGTAAAAGAGCCTCATTGCCGGTTGTCGGTAATCCATAAATCAGCATGTAAAGCAGAATGCCGAAAAACCCTATCGTGACAGATACAGCTAAAGCACGCGGTATCCAGTCCTTCGTCTCTTTCTGCATATCTCTTGCAGAGTCACGATCATTTGCAGCGATTCTCTCAAGATCTATATCCAAAGCGCGCATCTGCACCTTGAAATCAGCATCGATCTTCTTCAACGCAGCAAGCTGATCACCAGTTGGGTTTGCTAATACTGTACGGATGTCTTCTTCTGTAGCAGTATCATGTCCAAACAGCGCGCCTGATATTGCTTTAACGGCCAATCCAGCAACAGGACCGCCGAGAGCTGTAGCAATAGTAGGAGCTACTGACCCAATAAGTGGGCCAAATGTTTTTAGAATGTCCATTAGTGCGTCACCATCAAAATGATACCGATAACACCAAGTGCAGCGATTAACCCAAATACTAGACACGATACAAAGATTACATCTCTGCGGTTTTCTTCAGCAAATTCAGCCTCTAAGCGCGCTTGTCTTGCTGCCTCTTTACGTAATTCTATCACCTGTTTCTGTATCTGATCCCATGCGTTTAACCCATGCTGTGACACAAACAGGTTTTTTGCCTCTTGCGCTAATTGCTGTGCCTTTTTCTTTGCGCTGTATAGCTTCATCGCTTCAGCTTCAAAGTCAGCATCAGACTGAAATAGTTTTTTCTTCTGCGGAAGGGAAACAAGTTGCACGACTTTAGCAACTTCAGACATCAGTCTACCGACACGATGTGCCGTATCCATTACATCTTCGCCAGCGCTAACCGCAGACTTCAACCCATTATAAATCGCTGTCGCGCCAGCCAGTACGGTAAATGGGTCCATTGGGATTACTTATCTGCTTTATTATCGAGCTTGTCGTATATCCGCTGAAACATCATCTCGATGTGTGCCATCCTTTTATCTAGATCAACTTTAAGAACGTACTCTTTTGGAAGGTCTGACTCTATTTGATGTAGGTCAACACGTAACTCTTTTCCTGCGCGCCACAGTTCATTCATGAACCACCCTCCGCAGCCCATCAGAATCCCGAACAACACATTGATGAGGGTTTGTGCTTCCATGATGATTTATCCGTATCTACTTAGAACATGAAGAAGAAATTATTTGAGGGGGCTGTATAAATGATAATGATTGCACCTTGAGCGCCA